GAATAGATCGTCGTAGAACTTCATGTCCTCTTCGGCGATCTTCTGCGCGGCCTCTGCCTTCTTGCGCTCCTTTTCCTTCTCCGCTTCCTCGATGGCCTTGTATTCGTCGTCGAGACGCTTTTGCGTCGCCTCGAACTCGAGGTTCGCGCGCTCGATGATGATCTTCTTCTCTGTCTTGCTCTTGGCGTTCTCGAGATCCTCGTTCTTCCGCAGCTCGATCTCGTGGAACTCTCCGCGCGCCTTGATCTGAGCGGCCTTCCGCCGATCATCTCCTCTCATCGCCTCCTCGATCTCGTTCCGGATGCGCTGCTTGTACAGGCCTTCTTCCTGCATCTTGACCTGCGATGCAGCCAGCACGGCGGCCTCTTCCTTCATCTTGGCTTGGATCGCATCGGCCTCGGCCTGAGCGGTTCCAAGCGCGAGATTCAGGATAGACTCGACGAGCGATGCGCCGATCCCGATGATCGGAATCGACTTGATGCCGTCCGTGATGATCTTCAGCCAGCTTCCGCCGGCGGCAGCCTCCTCGAGTCCAGACGAAAGCGTCTTCGCGATGTTCATCGCGTTCGTCGCCTTGCTCGCCTGGACCTTCAATTGATCCATCGTGCGCGACATATATGTCGAGGTCTGCGTCTCGAACTCCCGTCCGAATGCCGTGCCGGCTGCCTTTCCGCCTGGTCCAGATGCCTCGGCGACCTTGCGGAGATCCGCCTCGAACTGCGAGTACGACGCTGAGATCGCGATCTCGATGCTTCCCGCATTCATCGCGATACTCCGAACATCGACCTGATGAGCGACGACGGATCGTCATCGTGACCGCGGATCGCAAGCAGTAGATGCCTGTCGAACTCGGCGACCGTGAGGTCGAGGGGATTTCCGAGTCCTGGTGCAGCGCGCGCGATCAAGTGTGCCTCCGCGATCCAGTCGCGCCGGCTCTCTGCTACGAGCGGAGCCGGCGCGCTCAGTTTCCCGAGCCTTCGCTCCTATCGGATGAACCGACCGACACATTGAGGCACTTCGTCGCGATGCGTCCGAGTTCCCCAGGCTCGAGGTTCGATCCGAGATGCTCCGCATCGTCCGACGAACGCGCCGCGAGGAGGATCACGGCCATCCCTCCCTCGAGCGTGAAGCACGACATGATGAGTCTCGAGATGCGTTCGGCGTTCTCCACGCGCTCGGAAACGAACTCCACCGCTGCCTTTCCGGTCGTCTCCATCGTCCGCGCGAGGTCGATCGCCTTGTTCCTCTCGCGCTCGATGAGAGCGTTGCTCACCTTCATCCGCTCCCGCACCGTGAGCGGACGAAGCTCGATCTCACGGCCGGCGACATTCTCGATAAACGGAGCGCAGAGATTCATCGGACTCCCATCTTCAGGACCAGGGCCGCGAACGGATCAGACGCTGATGCGATCTCGACCTTCGCCGTAGATCCTACGCGACGAGCGACGATGTCGGAGATCTGCTCCCGGTCGAATCTTCCGATCCGAACCGCAAGCGCGATCGCCTCCTGCTCCGTCATGTTCCCCGGTGAAATGCGTCTGGTCACCATCTTCCGGTTGCGAAGAGCGACGGAGACGAGCCAGTCGTCTCCATTCGGCGCGAATACCGAGATCGCCTTCGCGAACTGGGACATCAGGACAGCCAGGTGAGGACCGGAGCCGAACCGTCGCAGTTCTCGAACGAGCATGACAGGGTCGAGTCGCCTGCCTTCGTGCTGTTGAAGGCGAAGCTGTGGAGAACGCAGTTCGCGACGAGCTTCGCGTCGTTGGTCGCGCCGTCGTACAGCGTCAGCGTGAGGTTCGCCGGAGAATTGGTCGCGTTGGTCAATTGCGAATCGAACTGATTCACGAAGAGACTCGTCGTGGAGGTCGTTCCGGATTGATCGACTCCGGCGAATCCATTCAGCGTTCCCGTCGCGTCGAGCATACCGAGGCGACGGCGGCCGCCGGTGTCGCCGAATCCGGTCAGCACCGAGACGGATCGGTTGAGGTTCAGAGTGAACGAGTTCACCTTGATGACGCTCTGCGCCGTGCCTCCGACGCTGATCGCGACATTGCCGTCGTTGCCGATGAGATAGGTAGTGACAGCCATTTTTCGTCCTTTACGGTAACAGGTAGCCGATGGCCCTGTATCGGTCAGTCATCGTCCAACAGTCGTCGGAGAATGAGGGTACGCCGACGCTCGACCTCACCAGCGTGAGTCTGTCGAACCCGGTCGGAGACATCGAGGTCGCGAACGCGCTCTTGATCTGATCGCTCAGGGTGTGGATCGTCACGCCTCCGGAACCGCTCTGGTAGATCGTGAACGCGATCGTGAGGTCGTAGCGGACGATTCCGTCGAATGCATCAGTCGTCGATGTCGACTCTACGGAATAGACGACGACCGGAAGAGCTGAATCAGCGGAAACGGAGTCGAGTCCGATCCGTCCTCCGACCGTCGCATAGATGGTCGATGCGGAGAGCCTCGTCCAGATTGCGTCGAGTAGTGCCTTCGCGCTCACGGTTTCCCTCTCTGGAAGTGCCGCTCGAATGACCGAGCCATGATCGCCTCTGCCTTTTCCTGCACCTTCGGTACGGCACGCGCGAGATATGGACGCTTCTTGATGCGCTTGGTTCCGTATTCGAGGAACGGAGCGTACTTCACCCTGGAACCGTAGAGCATCGTCACGCGCTCAGGCCGCTTCGTCACGGATATGAAGCCGTCGTTCCTGGCGATCCTCTGTCCGGGACCGGGTCCTGCCGATGTGATCCACGATGCGCGGAGGCGGTTCGTGTTCACCGCAGGCGGCTGACCTGGAGCCGAAGCCCGGTGCAGTCCCTGCGCCCTCAGGTTGCGCGCTCCCTTCGTTCCGCCTCCTGCCTTGTACAGCCGTCCCGTACCAGGCTGCGACAGCGTTACGCGAACCGCTGATGAGAGCGCGATCAGGATGGCGTTCATCCCCTCGAGCGTCGCTGCATCCGTGACGCGCCGGATGGCCGTCATGTCGATGTCGATCTTCGGATCTTTGTTCGCCATCAGAGAGAGATGCTTGGATCGACCATCGTCGCCTCGACGACCGTCATGTTCAATCGGTGCGCGTTCGGGAAGTTCCGTCCGATCTCGCCTGGATTCGTCGAACCGATCACGCGCCAGCGTGCGACCGTACCGCTCGTTCCGGTGTACAGCTCGTCGTCTATGCGGACATCGAAAGAACCGACGAAGTAGATCGTCGCCGCGGTCCGTACGTTCAGCCGTCCCTCGAGCGTGTCCGAACTCTGTCCGGACGGCTGGATGAATCCCCGAGCGTTCGCGATGTAGCCGTAGGTCCGCATCGGCTTTCCGTCGCTCGATACCGTCATCGTCGGACGATGGAGATAGAGGACGGTTCCGAACTCGGATACGAGGCTCTCGATGCTCAACGAAGCCTCCGGTAGGCGTTCAACATCGCCTTCTCGGATGCATCGAGATCGCCGGAAGCCCTCAGCGAATAGGAGTAGCCTCCGAGGCTTTCGCTCTGAACGCCTGGATCCCGCGTGCGGCCGCGGTAGAGCCTCGCGGCGACGGAGATCACGGCGTTCTCGACATCGGTCGGGATCGTCGCGTAGCCGGCCGTATAGTCGACCAGGATCGACCTGTGGAGCCTGAGCTGATCGCCATAGATGATGCCGGCATCGAGGTCGATCTGATAGTCGTCGAATGCATCGGTCGGAGCCTCGAGATACGCCGGACCGTAGATGAGGCTGCGTCCTGCGAGTTTGCGCAGGTAACGGGACGGCACATTCAGCAGGAGAGATGCGGAGAATCCACTCACCGTGTTGATATGCGCCGTCAGTTCGCTCGTTACATCGTGCGAACCGAAAGTGACGGTAGTCGATGTCTCGATTCCTGTAGAAGCGGTCCTGAACAGATGGACATGGTCCGCATCGACTGAAACCGTCGCAATGGCATCGGTCTTATCCGTTCCCGAAACGGTCATGACCGAATCCCATCCGATTCCGACGAAGCGGACGATCGAGACGGGATAGTTGTCGAGTCTCATCCTCGTCCGACTCGTACCGTCCTTGATCTCGTAGTAGCGCGTCTCGGTGAAGTTTCGTCCGCAGTAGGACTGCACGATCCGCGAAGCGCGGTCGATCGACCATTGCAGGACGATGTCATCGCTCGAGCTTGTGATCCCGAGCCATGTCTTCAGCACCGCCAGCGTCGTGAGCGGATTCGTGTCGATCTGCAATTCGCGGCTCCTTCCTCTTCCTCATCGGCTTCGGAGGCGGATCGGTCGATTCCGCGAACAGCGGAGCGGCCTCGGCGATCCGCATCGCGTGTCCGCTCTTCACCAGTTTCTCGGAAAGAGACGAGTCGAGGTTGATCACGGCTCCGGGACGGAGATCACGCCTTCCCTCGCGCTGATCGTGAACGGAGAACGGCCGCAGCACCATCAGTAGGTCATGCATTGGATCGGCCGTCCTTCCGCGTTGTACTTGTTGAGGTACTGATGATGGACGCTGCAATCGTCCATCGGCCACGACACGACGAGCTGCAGGTGTCCTAGCCGAACCTTCGGAGTCGCGCATACGCGCTTTCCGGCCGCTCTCAGCTTGTGCCAGAAGTAGATGTCGTCGTCGGTCCTGCCCTCGTCCCAGCGTCCTTCGCTGTTCGGAACTCCGATGAACCAGGGATGAGGAATGTCCTTCAGATGCTCGAGACGGATCATCGTGAGTCCGAAATGGCCGTTCCGGATGTCGACGATGTCGTTGTAGAAGTAGTCGACACCGACCCGATTCATCGGCTTCCCTTCCGAGTCGATCAGGTTGATGAGCAGTTCATCCCTATCCCGTCCGATCTGCAACGGACAGAGAGCGGACACATCTGGATTGTCCTCCATGATCTGCCACAGCCTGATGACATCGCGGAAGTCGAATATCGAGTCGTAGTCGATGGTAAGAGCGTACTTCTGTCCGCTTTCGTGCTGCATGGAGAGCATTCGCTCGAGACATTGCCCCCAGAAGACACCGGTCGACTTCACGAATGGGATCTGGAGCTTCGCGCAGGCTTCGAGCGTGTGAGCGAATGTCTCTGTCCACGAAACGCGAGGCAGGCTCATCATCGCCGAAACGCCTGGAAGCGGAATCGACGGTTCCTTCCTCATCCGCTTCTCGGCGATGACATCTATCGTCTGCTCCGTAGGCTTCCACGCCAGTCCCTTTGCTCCCCCGACGATCTCCATGCCGGCCATGTTGACGACATCGCAGATCTTGCCGCGGTTCCAGATGGATCGGTTCAGACCCTTATCTCCGCAGAGAATCGGCTCGATGTCCGCCGAACCAGACTTGTACGCCTCGCAGATCCAGTCGAAGTCTGACACGCATATCCGCATCCGTCCCCTGGCGCGCAGCTTCGTCGCGAGATGACGGAGAAGAGCAAGCGATTCACCATATGGAACGCGCTCGAGCCATGTGCCGAGGTCGATGCTCGATAGAGATCCGTCAGCGATTCCATCGCATCGCGTATCCTCGAGAGATCCGATCACCAGTCTGTCTTCTGCTTCCATGCATTGCCTCCGTCGGGGAGCATAGCACCAAAGGAAATGCGGCGGCCCGATGGACCGCCGCACTTCGCCGGAGTCGATGATGTATCAGAGGTTGACGACCGTGCCGGCCGCGTCGGTCGCAGCCGTGCCGGCGCGACGAACGAGGATGGTGTCGCCTGGATCGCTCAGTTCGCAGATGATCGCGGCGTTGGCCGTGTGCGTCGTGCTGCTGAGGAAACTCGCCTTCAGATACCGCTTGCGACCTCCAAGCGGTACGCCGAACACGATCTTCGGGACGGAAGTGTTGTTCGTTCCGGTCGAGACGGTGTAGTCGGTGTTCTGGACGAGGCCGGTGATCGCGTTGGTCGTTCCGCCGGAGGTGTCGCTCTCGACGATGTTGTTCGAGGTCGTCGCTGCGGCAGTCGTGATGGAACTCACGACATAGATCTTCGCGAAATTGAATCCCTGGGTGTCGAACTCGGCGGTGAGGGTCGTGATGCCGCCTCCGGTGACATTGAGGATCTTGGTTGCAGTCTTCATGTGGCTGTTTCCTTCCTATCAGAGGGTCATCTTCACCATCGCGCCGGTCGCGGTGGAGCCGCCGACATTGGCGCAGACGATGTCGAAACGCTCGGTCCCGCGAACGACGCGCTCGTCCTGCTCGAAGGCGTTGAGGGCCGAATCGCTGAACGCGATCGCGGTCGCTCGACGATCGCCGAGGAAGCAGGCCTGGGAGAGATCACCGATGTAGGCGTAGACACCGCCGCCGGACTCGGTCGTCGGAAGCACCTGGCTGAAGACGACGGGGATGCCGAAGTACTTCGGAGCGATGCCGTTCGCGATGTTGTCGCCGGTGTTTCCGCCGGCAGCCATCGCCAGACGCTCGAACACGCCGTGGAAGACCGTCTTGTGACAGTAGATCTTCACATTGTTGCGCTGGAAGGCCCAGTTCGGGAGCTTCTTGAGGCCGACCGTGATCTCGTCCTTGGTCACGCCGGCGTGAGTCGATGCCGCTCCGTCAGCGATCTGGTAGGTCGAGTCGGTGAGCGCGCCGGAAAGACCGACGATTCCTCCGTAGGTCGAGGTGCCGGTTCCGTTGAAGCCGGCATCGTCCTCCTTGTACGAGAAGGCGTAGGCGATCTCGTTTGCGATGTCGTCGCCGATGTTCACGGTCGCATCCTCGAGGAGCTCGTTCGAGACGGTCGTGAGGCACATGAGCTTCTTCGCGACCAGGTTGATGCTGTCGAAGGTCTGGGTCGACTCCGTTCCGGCGTTCACTTCGCCGACGAAGTACGCCGTCAGGCCGGCGGAACGCTTCGAGATGCGGAGCGTGTCCGATGCCATCGGGTAGATCTTCGCATTGGCGCGGAACACGCCGTACTGCTCGCGCAATGTGACGATCTCGTTCTCGAACTCGTCGGGAACGAGGAAGCCGCCTGCGGTGTTCACGCCTTCCGAGTGCGCCTTGACCATGATGCCGTTGTTCGCGCAGAACTGCGCGGACTTCTTGTGGCCCATCGCCGCAAGGCAGAAAGACCCGAATCGGAACGCCGACTCCTTGCTCTTGAACGCCTTCAGGCGGCCGTACTGCCGGGAGTTCTCCCAGGCCTTCGGCTCGGCATAGGCGGTCATGCCGCGCGGAGCGGTGTCCTTGCTCGAGATCAGCGCGGAGCGGACGCTCTTCGCGATCTTCTCCTCGATGGCCGAGGGATCGACGGCATCTGCCATCGGAGCCTCCGCGCCTGCGGGGAGGATGTGGACATCGAGAGTCTCGGGATCGACGGCGATGCCGTTCGCATCGGTGATCATGTAGTCGCCTTCGAGGATGAGCTTCTTCTGCGCGATCGCGCCGGCCTCACCCTTTGCCTTCGCGGCGCGCGAGAGCGCGTCCTTGAAGTCGTTGATGGTCATCGTCTTCATTCGTTGGTTCCTGTTTCGTCCAGGTCGCGGAAGCAAGGATCTCTTTCAGGCACGCGCCGCGAGGAGATCCGGTTCTCAGATCCTGATGGCTCCCCGTGCGCGCGCAATTTCGCGTCGCACGATGCCGTTCACATCAATCGGCTTGCGGTCCGAAGCGGATGAACGCGCGGGAACCTCGATAGTGACGACCGTGCGCTTCGGAGCCTCGATCCCGAACCATCGCTTCGCGCCGGCAGGAGAGACATAGCCTTTCCGAACTGCGGTGATCAGAGCCTCGGGATTCGCCTGGAGCGGAGCGAGGCTCACCTCGAGCAGCTTCCATCGGCTGAAGATGGTCGTCGCGGCATCTCCGTACTTCTTGCGGTCGATGTCGGTCGCCTTGCGGATGCCTCCATCCTCTGGAACATAGCCGACGCTCACAGCGTTGACGATTCCTTGTCCGACCAGCGCGGCGGCGACTTCGGGGAAGAACTCGCCTGAGTATCCGTCTGGACGCTTCGCGAAGACGAAGTCGGCGACGATCTCGCGCTCCCTGCGCTTCAGCGAACCGACGGCCTGCCCAAGAGGCGCGGAGTAGTCGTTATTCCAGAAGAGAGTGGGATTTCGCTCGAACTCCTTCGAGTTCATTCCGCTCGGGATCAGGACCTCTCCGTCGCGATCGAGCGTCTCCGATGTGATGACGGCCGTGAAACCCTTCGCCGTGGACGAGAGTTCAGCCGAGAGAGCCTTGACCTTCATGCCTTCCATCATCGCCTCCGTTCCATCTCCGCGGCGTTCATTCGCGCGGCATCCTCGCGCTGCTGCGCGAACTCTGCTTGCAATTCGGACTCGATCTCAGCCTGGATGTCCGCGTATCCGTCGACGAGCTTCGGTTGCAGCGAACACCGGCAGTTCGGATGCAGCGGCGGACCATCGATGTCCTCGTAGTCGAGCGACATCTCTCCTCCATCGGACCCGGTCAGTACCGCTCCCTTCGAGTAGAAGGAATCGTTGATTCCGACTCCATCCTTCGAGAACGCCTCCGATGCAGCCTGACAGAACTCGCATGGATCCGGAGCGAGTAGCCATGTCTTCCCCTCGACGATTCCGCTCGACTTCCACGCCTCGACCTCTGCCGATCGCGTCGCGCGCTGGGCCTCGGTGCGCGCGATCATCAGAGCGCGCGCCCTGGTTCCCCGCTCGGGATCTCCGGCTTTCCCGGCCCAGTCCTGCACATCGGAAGCGATCTCCTCGATCGTCCGTCCCTGCTCGATGCCGTCGCCGAGGATCTTCGACACGCGGACCGATGTGTACTTGTTCACTCCTCCGGCGGCCCTTCGCGCCAGTCGGACTGATTCGCTCTCGACATAAGCCTCGAGTTCAGGCATCGGAGGATTGAAGTCCGGAACGGCCGTGGCGACCTTCGCCACAGTCTCGCGACCGACGATCAGTCCGTCTCGGAGAGCTGCCTGGATGTACGGACGCATGGCCGCGACGATCTCGCGGTCCCATTTCG